CATCAGGATCACAAACAATTACAGTTTCAGAACCAAACCACGGTAGATCAACAAGTGATACCGTAAGATTTAGAAATGTTGTAGGTAGTCCTGGGGGAGTAGCATTTACAACATATGAAAATTCAAGTGGCTTTAGTATAACAGTAACAACATCTGATAAGTATACATTTACATTAGGTGCAACTCCTAGTATAACAGAAGAGTCAGGAGGACCAACTGTGTCTGCAGGACCAGTTACATTAACGGCATGATAAAAAAATTAAAAAACTTTATTTGTAAAATATTTGGTATTAAACAATGTGCTTGTCCAGAACAGGATGAACATCTTGTTTTATATGAAGAAGTTACAAATCGTAAACAAGATAAAATAAATAAAAAACATGGTAAGGGACCAGAATAATGGCTGGAATTAGTTATACTACTTTAGTTACACAAATTAGAAACTATACAGAAGTAGATTCAAATGTTTTATCATCAGATCAATTAGAAAATATTATTTTAAATGCACAATATAGAATAATGAGAGATATTCCAATTGATGCAGATAGACAACAAAAGTTGGGTAATTTGGTAGCTGGTCAAGAAAGTATTAATGTTCCAGGAGGAGCTTTGTTTATAAGAGGTATACAAGTATATGATACTGCAGGATCTGAAACTACAGGAGCTAATAGATGGTTAGAAAAAAAAGATTTTACATACTTACAAGAATATCAAGATGTAACAGGGACTTCTGCAGCTCAAGGACAACCTAAATACTATGCTATGTATGGTGGGGCCACAGGAGACGGAGATACAAACTCTGGAAGAATACTTTTATCGCCAGTTCCAAACACAACATATAGATTTAGAGTGCATTTTAACAAAATGCCGAGCACTTTGGCTTCAGATAATACTACCAATTATATTAGTTTAAATTTTCCAAATGGTTTATTATACTGTTGTTTGTCAGAAACTTATGGGTTCTTAAAAGGTCCGATAGACATGTTGACTTTGTATGAAAATAAATATAAACAAGAGGTACAGAAGTTTGCTAACGAGCAAGTTGGTAGAAGAAGAAGAGATGACTATACAGATGGTACAGTCAGAATACCAATTAACTCAGCAAACCCGTAGGAGATTAAATTATGGCAATTACATCAGCAATAGCTTCAAGTTTTAAACAAGAACTTTTACAAGGAAAACATAATTTTAGCGCGTCTGGAGGAGACACTTTTAAAATAGCTTTATTTACTAGTGATGCATCATTAGGTGCTTCAACAACGGATTACTCTACTTCAAACGAAATTACAAACACATCTGGAACTGCTTACACAGCAGGCGGTGCTACACTTACAAATTCTGGAGTTTCGTTATCATCAACAACTGCTTTTGTAGATTTCGCTGATGTTTCTTACACTTCAGCAACTTTCACAGCAAACGGTGCAATGATTTATAATACAACAACAGCAACTGGAACAGGTACGACTGACGCTGTTGCTATCATAGCATTCGGAGCAGATAAAACTGTAACTAGCGGAACTTTCACAATACAGTTTCCAACAGCAAACGCTACAGACGCAATCATAAGATTAGCATAGGAGATAACCCATGTCGGGATGGGGTAACTTAACCTGGGGCGAGGAATTCTGGGGTAAAGATAGTGCTTTAACTGTAGGTTGGGGTGCTAAGTCTTGGAATGAAGCTGGAACAACTTGGGATAATCTTGCAGATCAAACTGTTGTTTTAAGCTCACCTGCATCATTAACAGCTTTAGGAACTCCACAATCATTTAACGTTGAAGGTTGGAGCAGACAACAGTGGGGAAACTCTGGTTGGGGGGTTGAATACTCTGTTAAACCAACTGGACAATCAGTAACTTCTTCTCAAGGAACTGCTGAGGGAGCACCAACTACATTTGCATCACTTACGGGAATATCAACAAATGTTGATGCAACTTTTCCAACAGTTAATAATATCACACCAGTCACTCTAACTGATCAAGAAATTACATCATCTCTAGGAGATGTTGTTGCCGCAAACATTGATGGTTGGGGTAGACAAGAATGGAGTAATTCTGCTTGGGGTGTAGAATATTCGGTTGAATTATCTGATCAATCAATAACTTCTTCTTTAGGAACTGTTGATGCACAAGGAATACAAATAGCAGAATTAACTGGTCAAAGTATATCTTCTTCTGTTGGTGAGATATCTCCTTCAGATGTTGTAGGTGTCTCTACAGTTGGATCAATAACTTCAACACTTGGAGATTTAACAAATGTTGGAACGTTAGTTGGTTGGGGTAGAAACGGTTGGGGAGAGGAACCATTTGGTGATTCTATAAATAAAGTTGTTCAAGTTACTGGTGTAAGTTCTACTTTTAATATTGGTTCAATTAGTCCTGCGGATGTTATGGGATTAACTGGAGTTTCAGCAGACTTTAATGTTGGATCCATAACTCCTGCAGATGTTGTAGGAATTACAGGTCAAGCCTTTATAGCAAGCGTTGGCTCTATAACTCCTGCCGATGTTGTGGGAGTAAGTGGACTATCAACAACCTCAGGCATAGGCTCAATTAGTCTTGATAATCAAACAATGGGATTAGCGGGACAATCTGTAAGTTCTAGTTTAGGAAGCATTTCAGTAACTACAAACCCTATAATTATTCCAACAGGATTATCTACAACTTCATCTCTTGGATCAATTACTCCTGCAGATGTAATTGGATTAACAGGACAATCAACAAGTTCAGCGCTAGGAACTATTTCTCCTGCTGATGTAATGGGTTTAACTGGAATTACACTAACACCTTTATTAGGAAGACTAACAACAATACCTATTTATGGTAATGTTGACACTGGTTCAAATTCATCATATAGTGCCAAGTCAGCAGGATCAAATAGTAGCTTTGCTAACGTAAGCACTGGGTCTAATACAACACCAGCCTCAGTTTCTACAGGATCAAATAGCTCTATTTCAGATGTTGCAACTGGATCAAATACGAGTTATACTAATGCAGCTTAAGGAGATTAATTAATGGCTTCAACATATACACCTCTAGGAATAGAGAAACAAGCAACTGGTGAAAACGCTGGTACGTGGGGAACTAAAACCAATACTAATTTAGAAATCGTAGAACAAATAGCTGGAGGTTTTACAACTCAAGCTGTATCAGATTCTGGTGATACAACTCTAAGTGTATCTGATGGTTCAACTGGTGCAACTCTTGCACACAGAGTTATAGAGTTTACAGGATCTCTTACTGCATCAAGAAATGTAACTATTCCTCTTGATGTTCAACAATTATATGTTTTAAAAAATTCAACATCAGGATCTCAAAGTGTAGTATTTAAATATGTATCAGGATCAGGAGATAGTGTTACTATCCCTAGTGGAGGTGTAAAAACAGTTTACGCAACAGCTAATGATGGAACAAATCCTGACATAGATGATACTGGATTCATAACAGCTTCGTCGACAGACACATTAACAAACAAAACTTTAACCTCACCTAAAATAGGAACTTCTATTTTAGATACTAATGGAAATGAATTAGCTAAATTAACTGCAACAAGTTCGGCAGTTAATGAGTTTACAGTTGCAAATGCAGCTACAGGAAATGATCCAACTTTGTCTGCTACAGGCGGCGATACAAATATTGATATTGCTATCGTACCAAAAGGATCAGGAGAAACTGTTTTTGGAACTGGATCAGCAGCAGCTACACTTACAACAAGTGGTGCAAACGATCTTGTATTAGACACAAATTCTGGAACTAATTCTTCATCTATAACTATCACAGATGCAGCAAATGGAAATATTTCATTAACAAACAATGGAACCGGAGAAATAGTAATTGGAAGTGGTACGGCTTCTGGAAAAGTAACCACTTCTGGAGCACATGATTTAGTCCTAGATACAAATAGTGGTACAAACTCAGGGACTATTACCATAACTGATGGAGCAAATGGTAATATAAATTTAGCGCCAAATGGAACTGGTGAAGTTCAGGCTGGTGGAGTAGGATTAGCAACAACAGGAAAAGCTATTGCAATGGCTTTAGTTTTCGGTTAAAAGAACTTAGGAGAATAAATTATGTCAGCACCAAATCTAGTAAATGTAGCAACGATAACAGCTAAATCTGTTCAAGCTAATTTAGACACAACTTTAACAACAGAAATTCTTGCAAACGCAGGATCTTCAGGAAAAGTATTTAAAGTAAATAATATTATAGTAGCAAATATTGATGGAACTAATTCAGTAAATATTTCTGTAGCTATAACTAAGTCAGGTGGTTCACCTATTATGATTGCAAGCACAATTGCTTTACCAGCAGATGCAACTTTAGTTGTTGTAGATAAAGACACTTCTTTATATCTTGAAGAAGGGGATAATATAGAAGCTGGTGCTAGTGCAAACTCTGACGCTACTATTACGATTAATTACGAAGAGTTAAGTTAATAACTAACTCTACATTAGAAAGATGAGAATAATAGCGGGGCGAAAGCCTTTAAAGAAAAAATTTAAATTAAAACAACACCCTTTTCCCTACAATAGTTTTATTGGTGGTTGGTATATACCTGAAAAAATATGTGACGATATAATTAAATTTTTTGAAGATCATAGAGAACTTCATGAAATAGGATCAGTGGGAGGTAAAGAGGGTATGGAGATTGTACCTGAATCAAAAGATTCAATAGATATAGGAGTTCACCCACAAGAGGGAATGCCTCCTTTTAACGATTATAGAATTTATTTACAAAAATGTTTGGAAAAATATGAAAAAAAATATAGAGCTATTTCTATATATTCCAAATTTAATTTAAACACACATTTTAATATTCAAAAATACTCTAAAGGTGGAGGATTTAAAACTTTTCATTTTGAGAGGCAAAGACCTTATAATAGAGTTTTAGTTTTTATGACTTATTTAAATAATGTAGATGATGGAGGCACAAGATTTCACTATCAAAGACTAAATTGTCCTGCTAAAAAAGGGCTAACAATCTTGTGGCCTACTGATTTTACACATCTTCATAGGGGAATAATAAGCCATACACAGGAAAAATATATAGTCACTGGTTGGTTGAGTTTTTCTTGATATATTGGTGTAAATTTATTATAGATAATATTATGGCACATTTTGCAGAAATAAAATCAGACACAAATGAAGTTATAAGAGTAATCGTGGTGGGTAATGACCAATGCGTAGCTAACGGTGGAGAAAATTCTACTGAATTAGAGCAATGGGTAGCAAGTAACCACCCACCTAACGAATTGCAAATACAAGAATATTTTGGTGGAACTTGGCCTAACACCTATTGGAAAAGAACATCTTATAACACTAAAAAAGGTATTCATAAAAAAGGAGGAACTCCTTTTAGAGGAAATTTTGCAGCTCCTGGTCACATATACTATGCTGACGAAGATTATTTCTATGGACCAAAACCACATAATTCATGGGTTTGGGATGCTGAAAAATTTGGTTGGATTTCACCAACAGGTGATCCAACAATATACACTTATACCGATGGGGAAGATCAAAAATATTATCACATAGAGTGGTCTGAGGATGATCTTAAATGGTATGCAACAGATGGAAACAGTAATAAATTTGAATGGAACAATGGCACATCTCAGTGGGATAGTGTATAGGAGATTATTATGTCTTATAAACAAATAGGAAATATTGGATCTGATAGTAAATATAATGACGGAAAAATAGTTGGACCAGATAATGAGCCAAGCGTTGATGATAAAGTAACAGCGTTTACGAGCCCTGGAACTTTTTCACCTGTTAAATCAACTGGAACTGTTTTAGTAGTTGCGGGTGGTGGACACGCTGGTGGAAACGTTGGAGCAGGAGGCGGAGCTGGAGGATTAGTTTTAACCCCAACGAGTTTTCCTTTTCCAGGATCAGATGTAACAGTAACTATAGGAGCAGGAGGGGCTGACGGATATCCAAACTCTCAACCTCAAGCACCTAGTGGAAGTGATACAACTTTTGGACCATTACTGACCGCAAAAGGTGGTGGTGGCGGAGGAACATATAGTCAGGGTTCCCCTAATTTTGGACCAGGAGCAGATGGTGGATCAGGCGGAGGTGGAAGAGGTGGTCCTTCACCAGGAAGTGCGGGAGCAGCAACACAACCTCAACAACCCGGAGTTTCAGGATCATCTGGATTTGGAAATGCTGGAGGAGCAGGAGCACCTATGGCTGGAGATAATGTTGACTCTGGCGGTGGTGGAGGAGCTGGTGGCGCCGGTAATTCAAATAAAACTGGAGGTGACGGAAAAGATATATCACCAAGTCCAGCTTTTGCTTCAGGATCACAACCATATTATCCTTCTTTACCCCCAGCAGCAGCGCCTGATGGACATGACTATGGGCCAGTTTCTACTTTTGCTGGAGGCGGAGGTGGAATAAATAACGCTGGATCTGGACCAATAAACTCTACAGGGACAGGAGGTCCAGGAGGAGGAGCACCTGGTTTAACACCTGCACCACAATCGCCTGTTAATTATACAGATGGAATTGCAAATAGAGGTGGCGGTGGAGGCGGTGGTTCACTTGGAGCTGGAGGAGGATCTGGTGGAAGTGGTATCGTTATCGTTCAAGAGGCAGATGCAGTGCAGGGTAATTCTAGTGGTATATGGGATTTAACTGCCATATATAAATATCGTGGCGACGGAAAGTGGTTGAGTTAAAACATTTTTTATATTAAAGTCCCTCATTGATATTTTAGAAAGTAAAAATGAATTTAAATAATTACTATTGGTATTTTCAATCTGCACTTACGCCTAGATTTTGTGATGAGGTTATTAAATATGGAAATTTATTAAGAGAAGAAGTTGCTTTAACTGGGAAACAAGAAAAAAAAGGTAAAAATTTATCTAACGAAGATATAAAAGATTTAAAGAAAAAAAGAGATTCTAATATATCTTGGTTTAGTGATGAATGGGTTTACAAAGAGGTATCGCCTTATGTTAGCATGGCTAATATAAATGCAGGTTGGAACTTTAAATGGAATTGGTCAGAAACATGTCAATTTACTAAATATAAATTAAATCAATTTTACGATTGGCATTGTGATAGTTGGGAAAAACCTTATGGAAAAGAACACGATAATCCAAACTACACTGGTAAAGTAAGAAAATTATCTGTAACTTGTTCTTTATCTGACCCAAACAATTATTCTGGAGGAGAACTTGAATTTCAATTTAGAAATAGAGACGATCCTAATACAACAGTTGTTTGTAAAGAAATTATGTCAAGAGGATCGATCGTGGTATTTCCATCTTTTGTTTGGCATAGAGTTAGACCAGTAACTAAAGGAGTTAGATACAGTTTAGTGGTATGGAATTTAGGATATCCATTTAAATAATATGAGTTTTAAAAGTAATAATTATTTAGTAATTAAAGAAGCTTTAGATTCCAATGTTGCAAATTTTATATATCAATACTTTTCTTTGAAAAAACAAGTTGCAAGAACTTTATTTGACTCAAGATACATATCACAATTTACAAGTTACTGGGGTGTATGGAGTGATCCTCAAGCACCTGAAACATATTCACATTATGCTGACGTAGCTATGGAAACTTTATTACAAAAAGTAAAACCAATCATGGAAGAAAAAACAGGTTTAAAATTAGTTGAAACATATTCTTATGCTAGACTTTATAAAAAAGGAGATGTTCTTAAAAGACATAAAGATAGATTTAGTTGTGAGATATCAACGACAATGAATCTTGGAGGAGATCCTTGGCCTATATTTATAGAACCGGATAAATCAAAAGGTTATGATGTAAAAGCTGGTGAGAATAAAAAAAGATACATGCCTTCCGACTCTAAAGGAATAAAAGTAGATTTAAATCCTGGTGATATGTTAGTTTATAGAGGCATGGAGTTAGAGCATTGGAGAGAAAAATTTGAAGGCAATGACTGTTGTCAAGTTTTTCTACACTATAACAACAGTGAAAACCCTAACGCTGAAAAAAATAAATTTGACGGTAGAAAGCATTTAGGTTTACCTGCTTGGTTTAAAAAATGATCATAGAGAGAGACATTCAATCAAAAATTGAAACAGATTATATTTTTTTAGTTGGAAAAGTAAAAATTGATAGTCCATATTTTATGGATACTATTGAAAAGAATTCAGGAAACTCTTTAACTAATGTTGTTGGAAGAATGACTTTGTTTTCTTTTTTTAACAACGATATTAATTTTATTAAAACTATTTTTCCCATATTAGATAAAATTGACAGTTATAAAAATATACCTAATTACAAACTCAAAGACTCTTGGGGTTTAATGGAAGGACTTGGTGATAGAACTATATTACATGATCACATACCTAATTTTTTATCTGGTGTTATTTATTTAAATGATCATGATCAAGAATTATATTTTCCAGATATTAAACAAAGTATAAAACCAGAAGAAGGAAGGTTTGTAATATTCTCTAGTTTTTTAAAACATGAAGCAAAAAGAAACAACTCTGATAAAATTAAATATGCAATATCTTTTAATTTTGCATACAACTATAGTTTTAAAAAAGAGATAGAATGACAAAAAGGCACAATAAAAATGTCTATGACATTATTCATAATGAAGCTGTAGAGAGATCAGTTGCTTACATAAAAAAACATTTAGATACTGCTATGATTACTGATGATAGTTGGTGGGATACTATTTTACATAGAATAAAACAACCTGGTTTATGTTTAGAATTTGGTGTCTACAAAGGTGATTCATTAAACTACTTTGCTAGTTTTAGACCGGATATTCACTGGTATGGTTTTGATAGTTTTGAGGGATTACAAGAGGATTGGATAAAAGGTTATTATGGTAAAAAGTTTTTTACATTAAATGGAAACATACCTAATTTAAAATCTAATATTACGCCTATTAAGGGATGGTTTAAAGATACCTTAACTCCTTTTTTAAGAAACCATAACGATGATATTTCTTATATGCACATAGATTGCGATACATATACTTCAACAAAAGACATTCTTGATAGAATAGATCCAAGTAGATTTTTTAAAGGGAGTCTAATTCATTTTGATGAATACATGGGGTATCACGGTTGGGAAGACCATGAATTTAAGGCTTGGCAAGAATATGTCAAGGAACATGGTATAAAATACAAATATGTATTATTTTCTTTCATGGCTGTACTTGTTGAGATACAATAGATTATTTGCTATAAAGGATCGCTATGCTACAAAAGATAGGATTTCAACCAGGAATTAATAAACAAATATCGGAGACCACAGCAGAAGGACAGTGGGTGGACTGCGATAATGTTAGATTTCGTTATGGATCACCAGAAAAAATAGGTGGTTGGAATCAATTAGGCAGCTCAAATCAAAATGAACTTACTGGAGCAGGTAGAGGACTTCATCATTTTATCAATAGTTTATCTAGAAAATATGCGATCATAGGAACTAATAGAATTTTATATGCTTTTTCTGGGGGTGTTTTTTATGACATACACCCTATTGAAACAACTACCACTCTTACAAGTGCATTTACCACGACTAACGGATCAGCAACTGTTACGATAACATTTAGCAGCTCACATGGAATGACTCCTGGTGATATTATGTTAATGGATAATTTTACAACCATAACTAATTCTGATTTTGGCGCATCTGATTTTGATGATAAAAAATTTATGGTGGTTACAACACCAACAAATACAACTTTAACAATTACAATGCCTTCTAATGAATCTGGTTCTGGTGCCACGACATCAGGAGGAATTAGAATTCAAAAATATTACACTGTTGGACCTGCTGTTCAAGCAAAAGGTTTTGGTTGGGGATTGGGATCTTGGGGTGGAGAAGATGGCTCTGCTGTTACTACAACTTTAAATGGAGGTATAAACTCATCAGTGACAAGCGTTACATTAACAGACGCATCACAATTTCCAAGCTCTGGAACTAATTTTATAATTATAGGAAGTGAAGAAATGTCATACACAGGTGTAAGCGGCAATACTTTAACAGGCGTAACAAGAGGTGTCGCTGGAACGTCTGCTGCGTCTCACTCAGATGGAGCAACAGTTACCGACTCAACAGACTATGTTGCATGGGGTGAAGCTGCATCAGGAGACTTAGTTCTTGAACCAGGTATGTGGTCGTTAGATAATTTTGGAGATAAAGCCATATGTTTAATTCATGATGGTCCTGTTTTTTCTTGGGATTCTAGTTTATCAAACGCAACATCTACAAGAGCATCTATTATAACAGGCGCACCAACTGCATCAAGACACATGATAGTATCTACACCAGACAGACACTTAGTATTTTTTGGAACAGAAACAACTATTGGAACTTCAAGTACTCAAGACGACATGTTTATTAGATTCTCGGATCAAGAAGATATAAATACTTACACACCAACGGCAACCAATACTGCTGGCACTCAAAGACTAGCTGATGGGTCACAGATCAGGGGAGCAATCAGAGGTCGTGATGCTATTTATGTTTGGACAGACACGGCTTTATTTACACAACGTTTTGTTGGTCAACCTTTTACATTTGCTTTTTCACAAGTTGGTACAAACTGTGGGCTTGTTGGACAAAATGCATGTGTTGAAGTTGATGGCTCTGCGTATTGGATGTCAGAAAATGGTTTCTTTAGGTATGCAGGTAAATTAGAATCATTACCTTGTTTGGTAGAAGATTTTGTTTACGACGATATAAACCTAGAATCCGGTAATCAAATGATATCTGCTGGATTAAATAATTTGTTTGGTGAAGTAATTTGGTTTTATCCATCATCTACTTCGTCGGTTGTCAATAAACAAGTTACATATAATTATTTTGATTCTTCTCCTCAAAGACCTGTTTGGACAAACGGAACTTTAGCTAGAACCATGTGGCAAGATTCTGCAGTATTTGGAAAACCACACGCTTTAGAATATGATGCTGACACAGACACTTCTTTTGATGTGGTTGGAAACACTGAAGGCAGGACATCATATTATGAACATGAAACAGGGACAGATCAAAATAGAAATGGAACTATAAGTGCAATCACTTCAAATATATCTTCTGGAGATTTTGATATAAGTCAAAGAAGAAGTGCATTAGGTCAATCAACAGGCACAGCTGATCTTAGAGGAGACGGTGAATTTTTAATGAAGATAAGAAGATTTATTCCTGACTTTATATCACAAACAGGAACTACTAGAGTTACTTTAGAATTAAGAAATTTTCCTAATGATACTCAAGCTAGTTCATCATTAGGTCCTTTTGATATTACATCGAGCACTCAAAAGGTAGATACAAGAGCTAGAGCTAGAGCTATAGCTTTAAAAGTAGAAAACACAGCATCTAGTCAATCTTGGAAGTTAGGAACTTTTAGATTAGATATACAACCAGATGGAAGAAGATAATGGCAAAGATAGTACAAATATTGACAAGACCTAGTAGTGAATATGATTTAGGAACTGCAGAAGCACAAGTTAGAGATCTTGATGCAATTGTAGAAAAATTAAACACAACGTTTCAAGAAGAATTAAAAGATGAGGTAGAAGCACAAAACTTCTTTTTAAATTAATGGCTAATAGTTTTATAAATAAAAAAGCAGATTTAACCACAACAGATTTAACTACGCTGTATACAGTCCCTAGTTTTAAGTCAGCGGTTATTAAATCATTGTTAGTGTCCGAAGACGCTGGATCTGGTGCTAATATAACTGTTACTTTAGTAGACGCTAGTTCTAATATATTTAGTTTGTTTAAAACAAAAGCCATAGCCAGCAATGCAACAACAGAACTTTTAACTCAACCTCTTGTTATGGAAGAAAGTGAGATATTAAAGGTGCAAGCAAGTGACGCGAATGAGCTGCACGTCATAGCTTCAATATTAGAAATACAGCCTAGAGAGGTAACAACGTAATGAAAGACTTACCAACAATTTATCCAAAAGAAATAATAGAAA